CCAAATATTTTATCTGCCCGTCCTTGGATTCAAACTTGGGAACACCGATTTTTAAACTTTCAACATTCTGATTGATAATCGGTTCCCATTTTTTAATGCGTTCCATTTTTTCTACTTTTAACGCATCTGCGTCAATAGGCTTAGGCTCATTTCCTTTAATTTTTGTCACAATATCAGAAAACTTATCCTGTGCCTCCTTTGCTTTGCTGAATAGTTCGTGCTGTTTCAGCTTGGCCAACGCCTTTTCAGATTCAGAAGAATCTTCATCAACCTCAACATTGTATTCATCAAGCAGCTTACGGGTAAGTGCATCTTTTACATTTGCCAATTCGGGCTTTTCAAAAATCTCGCGTGTAACGATTGCATCAACCAACTTCTCTACATCGTCCGTGCTTTTTACATCAAGACTCTGTACCTTTTTAAACGTACCGTAATCGTCAACTCCTGTTTCGGCAACAAAGTCATTGAACAGACGGATGTTTTCGTTATGGAATGTTTTTACGGGAGCTTTTGACAACAGATCAATTTTCTCCTGATATTCTTTTGTCCTTGACAGTAAAGTTTCTTTTGCCTTTACCGGGTCTTTTTCTTCTACCCCGGCTATTTCGTATATCCATGAATAATCTTCGGGTGAGGCAACGCTTGTCTCTGCCGCAGGCGTAGGTTCTGCCGATACCGCCGCAGGCGCTTCTTCTGTCTTTGCAGGTTCTGTTACTTCGGGTTGTTTATTAAACGCGGATGTATCACCCGTCATTAACGCTGAAATCAATTCGTTATTCATATTTTTTACATTTATTTTACAAATGTAAAGTGTTTTTACGAATCAAACAAATTTTTTTACATCGGAGCTTCTTCGGGCATAGGCATTTCTCCCATCGGAGGCTGCTCAGGAATAGGCACTCCGCCCATCATCTGCTGCAATTCGGGAGGCATGCCGCCCATCTCCATTCCGGGTTGAGGCTGAGGTTGTGCCGCCTCTCCCATCATAATGCTCAATCCCTGCTGAACCAACGCGCCCATAAACTGCTCACCCATAAATCTATCGGCTTCAATTTGGGCATCTGCGTTTTTCTCCTGTATTTTAAGATAAGATTTTAATATTTCTTTTCTCGCCTCCTGTTCGGCTTTTACAAGCTCCATCTGTGTAAGACCATCTGATTGTTCTTTGGCGGCTGCTTTTGCGGACTCTTCTTTCTGTTTTTCCCGTCTCTGAATGTACATGGCAAGCGCACCCTGTATCAGCTTCGGGTTTGCCCCCTGATCCAACAGCGACTGAATAAGCACAAACTCGGATGCGGTAATTCCGGCTCCTCCGTTTCTGTCGGTTGCCATCGCATCCATTGCAGCCTGCTCAATCTTCATCCGCATTTGGTCATTGATTCGCGGAACAAGGTTTATACCATACTGAGACAACTCTTTGGATGCATTTTTAATCATCTCTACGTTTGCCTCACCCAATATGTCGTAGTAGTCTTTTGCAACCTCCTCGTTGTGTCTGAATACAATCTGACCGCGAAGAATTACGTTTGTAGCGGCCATTTTCTTAATGTCCCGATAGAGGTTTACAATCGGCTTCATCACGTTGGTTGTCGCACCGAGGGCAATCTCACTAACACCTTTACCCGTTTTTGCAGGCATGTTACTTGCCGTTGCCTGTCTTGACAATCCGGTAAGTTCCTGCAACATGTCAATCATCAGGTTCCAAGAACCGACAAACTCATTAAGCGCCTGACCGATACCTCCCGGCATCTGAATAACGGGCGCACCCGCGTTTGGTGCAATCGCCGCCATTCCCCTTGCATTAACCGTTTTAAAGAACAATCTTCCCGACTGCTCGCTCATTCTGATGATTTGGTCGGGAGTAAGTTTCCCGCCCAAGGTTGAGTTTATCAACTGAGCTTCGTCATACGCATATCCGTCAGGACGGGCCTTGGCCCATGAGTTCTGAAACTTGAGCCAAGCCAACTGCATCTGATGAAACACGGGAGAAGCTGACTCTACCGGGCTTGGTGTGGTAAGTTCTACGTAATGGAAAGAACAATTCGCCCTTGTTTTATCGGGGCGAGGAATGTCGAACTGCATGCCATAGTCGTATACCATGTCGGTTCCGACAACCCACTTAGCCCTGTAATAACATGGCGTTCTTGTGACATGCGTTTTTCTTTTGGCGCTGTTTCGCACCCTTCCGTATTCTTCCGGGTAGTATTTCTCACCTTTTTCGCTTTTAACTTCTGTCGTGTATCTTTTGTCAACTGTTGCATACTCGCAGTCAAGAACAAGAATTTTGATATTGTCGTAAAAATACGTGTTGAGTAATGTCTTGGATAAATTCTGATTAGCCTTGTTTCTTTCAAACACTTCTCGGCTCATGTTACCGAAAAATCCGAGATATGTTCCTGCGGCACGAACCAAATCCTCTTCCTCAAACCCTGATTCGGCACGAAGCTCGGAAATGGTCATAAGCACAAACTCACCGCCGTCAATCAGCGTTCCGTCACTTCTCTTTCTCAGGATGCAGTTGCCCGGATCCACATACCGCACGGTGACTTTCTGCGTAACCTCGTCAACATAATCCTTCACCACCGCGCGGCCTATATCCCACAAGTCCTCAAGAATTTTATCCTTGATTTTCTCAGGCCATCTGCTGATGACATCAAACGTGGCCTTGATAAACTGCTCAATACCCAACTCTTCCTCAAGTCTGAACATACCGAGTCCGTCCATAACTTCCAACTCGGTCATATTTTCAGGCTCAAACGGCTTCGGGTTTACATCCTCCTGAGAAATAGGCCCGGCCATCTGCAACTGCTCAAATCCCTGCGTAATTTTGGGCATAATCTTGGCATCAACCCAAGCCTTCCACTTTTTTTCTTCTTTCTTGCGTCCTGCAAACGGATTCAGCGATGTGGCCTGTATTTCGTAATCAATATCCGTAAACATTCCGATGAACGCATTGCGATATTTCACCGCAATTTTGAGAATTTCCCAATTCACGTTCATGTAGCCCTTGCGGATAACTTCCCCGTTGGCCTCACGCCCGTAGCACATTTGGTAGTAAAGGTCATCGGGCTGCTTACCCACCGCAAGTCTGCGCAATCCGTCAAATCTGACCCGGTCTGAGTATCCCCAAAGGGTTTCGTTCCTCAGCCATGCCGAATAAAACGCACGGGCAAATTGCAAGGCATACTCCTTGGTCTGCTTTACTTCCGGAGATACATCATGCTTCGGAAAATTTAGAATGTCTTGAGAGCTACTCCCTATGTTTATCACAGGTATCTTAATTTAAACCACAAACATACAAAAGTTTTTTAACTTTCATAATCCTTGGCCAAGGTTTCGTTTTTTAATTTTTCAATTTCCCTGTTCAAGTACCACTTCGCCTTTTCCAAATCCTGAATAAGCGTGTTGTTGTTTTTCTTACCCGCCCTTGAGATATACTTCACGACATTGCCCAAGCAAAATCCGAGATTCCAAGCCTCAATGACTTTTATGGCTTCATAAACATTTTCTTTTCCCCCGTAATGGGAAGGGTGATTTACATTTTCCATGATTTTTTATTTAAAACGGATCGTCCTCCAACGGCTCAAAGTTATCAAACACCTGAGTAAATTCCTCCCTGTTCGGAACTATCGGCCTCTCGGACTTAACTTCAAAATCTATCTTCGGCTGACTCGCAGATGAATCAATCCATGACCTGTAATCGGGATTTATGGGGTCTTGAAATCTGCCGGAATGTATGTCGTACTGATAAGACACCATTCCCCTGTCGCCCCAATGCGAGAATTTCACTTTCTGAATATAAATCTCGGAACATTCCTGACCTTCCACGGTGTTTCTGTACACGCAGAATCCGTTGTCGGTTTTGTTGTAGAAGTTTGCAGAGCCGTTGATGTCGTAAAGGTTAGGCACGACAAAGTACCCGTCCTTCTCCTTCGGCATCTTACGCGGGTGAGCCACGAGGATGCAATGGATATTCTCATGCTCGCAGAACATCGCCAACTTGTCAAGACTCTCCCCGATGTACTTGCTTTCATTTTCCCCGTACTTGTGTTCCAGCTTATTCCAAGCATCTATCACGAACATATCTATGCCCTTCTGCCTGCGAAGTTGCTTAACGTGCGAAAGAATCGTGTCAAGGGTAAAATCTTTCTCAGGCTTCACAAACCAAAACTTCTCATTCAGATAATTTTTTACCGATGCAAGTTCCGAGGG